TTCTGGCATACGACGATCAGGCCGGCGACCGACATTTACAACTCATGCTGGATGCTCGATCATCCGACACGCAAGGCACTCTATATCCAAGAAGCATGGTGGGATTTGGGCGGCGACAACTGGACTGACCGCGGGCATGGCGACATTGATCCGGTCACGCGCGAACCGTCCGGCGAGGGCGTCGTTTACGACTATTGGATTTACAACGCCGAGATGATTAACGGGCACGGTGGGTATGCGTGGCGCTACGGCTACACGTCGGGCGGATTGCCTGGGTGCGCGACGTTCTAACCTTGCGTGGCGGTGAGGATGGCGCTCAAGATTGCTTTGCCTTGTCGTATTCAGCGAGGGCATTACCAATCAGTTCGTATGTAGTTACTTTGCGAAGGCCAAGTTTTCGCAATATGGCTGCACTCGGATTGACCTTTTCGCCTTTGCCTATGCGAAGTAAGTAGGCAGCATCAATCTGCAAGGCTCTGGCGGCTTTGCGAACGCCGCCATGCTGATTAACCAACTCGTCAACTCTGTCGATTAGTCTCATGCTGGTTTATGCCCGTTGAAATACGTCAGCAACTCTTGTACGTCGCAAGTCATTCTGTGATTACGGTGCTTATCCATAAACTGTGTCGCAACGATGGATTCACAAAACAACTTCTCTGCCGCCGCGATCACCCGCAGTTGGGATTCGTGTTCGGCTAGGATGGCGGGGAAGGCTGCAAGAATTGCACCATGCAGATTGATGTGATCTTGCGGGAAAAAACTTGCAGACGACTTCGCTTCCAACGCTTTCAGCCCTTCCCAATCAACCATTTTTGTTCTCCTTCTGGCTGGCGGCGATCATGGCGCGATACACCCCAGCGGGATCGTGTTCTGATTCAGCAACAGCAAAGCCAGCCGCACACATTTCTGGCGTAGGCTCAATCGGCACCAGTACCACTCCTGCCGCTGGCCGGATAACCCGATCTGCGGCGATTACTGCGCGAATTACGTTACAAACACCTTCTCTGGTTGAAAAGTTAGATGAGTCAAGTATTGCGAGTATTTCAGCATCCGACAGTTCCCGCCCTTGTGGCTGTGCTTGCTGGTCTGCTTGGCGAAGGGCGGCAAGAACGGCGGTAAATTCATCAACGTCCGATTGCCATAGCGTATTAATTGGATCGTCGCCATCGTCGGTTATATTAAGTTGAGCGCGAGCAAGTTTCGACTCGTACTTGGCAATCAGCGTTTCAAGTGGTGTGTTCATAAGTGTGTGTATCCTTCAACGTGGCGCATTTCGTGAAGCCAATGACTTCCAGTGCATCGCAGTTCTTTCTTTGCTTCTTCCTGAGAATAGAGGGAGATAACTACCCCTGTCGTGTAGCGGCATCCTGCCAGCCCCTTTCCGCAAAAGAACTCTACTGTCTTCAAGTCCTCTTTGTACCAATAAAGAAGAGGTGAAGCTTCAACTCGTTTATCTACGTACCAAATGTATCCATCACAATCCGGAGCATACACCTGTGGAAAGGTTGCGCAGCCAGAGATCAGCGCTGCACACAGAGCCAGCCATCGCGAAATTGCCATTGCAGGCACCTTTTGTCCATTTCTGAAAGCGTCACGATTGAAGCTTTCCCAAATCGTATCTCCGACTCTTTCAACAGGGCAGTCAGAAAAGCCCACTCCACAGCCAGCGCAATGGGAAAGAAACACACCGCAGCAAAGAGCACTCCGAATAGAAAATGGCGCATATCGATACTCCCCAAAGAAAAGGCCCGAGGCTCCATACTGCGAGCCTCAGGGCTATAAGGAATACTACCTGTCTTTCCACAAGAAACCCACGACACGGCGCTTTGGAGCAACTCCGAAGCGTGCGCGGTTTTCTTCGTCACGTGCCTTCCAGAAAGCCTGCAATTCTGGCGTCGGCGCAGTCGGCAAATTTTTCAGATTCGCCGCACTGTAAGGGCTGTCAACCGGATCAGCTGGCTGTGATTTCGTAGCCATTCTGCTCGAGTCCCTTGGTGATGTCGGCGCGGTCGGCTGGCGTGAGTGCCTTCAGCTCTTTCGCGAAGTCCTGCAGCCCTTGACTCGGCAGCATACCGAAGAAATCGCGGCAGGCAACCATGAAGCTCATTTTCTTCCTCATGTCAATCTCCTTAAAGTCCAGCCGCACCATGCAGCCAGTAGAAACAGTTTACGCCTGTCAGCCATCAACGCAAGCGTTATTTTAGCCCGAAGTGGCGGACACACTCCGAATGGTCCCACGTGCGCGTGCGCTCTTTAACTACCCAGTACCGATTGAGTGTGCCGGCGACCTTCACTGGGGAGCCTTCATTCGCCATTTCAAAGCCGCCATTCCGAAGCGCCTTGCCCATCGCATCAATCTGTCCCTTGCGTAGCTCGTCACCGCCAAGGCTGTAGAACAAAGTGCTGAGCTCCTTGCTCGTGAATAGGCACTTGTTCATCATATTCATGGGGATTATCTCGTCGGGGCTTATTGCAAGGTCGTGCACCCATCGCTCTAGTGGACTACGGCTGGCATCGGTGACAAGGTCTTTCCATTTCGTGTGTGGTGCCCACCCTGCCGGATCGAAACCGTCCATATCATACTCAAGAAGATATTGGTACAGGGCTTCGGCTCCGCCGTTATCACACCAGTCAACGTATTCCATCCAATAGTCCTGGTCGCCACGCTTGTCTTCCATGTTCTCGAAGCGTACAACACAGGCGCGACGGTCATCGTCGTCAAGTTTAATGGAATCATAGTAGTTACTCGTGAGTATCATGTTCGCAAAGTTGCGTATCACGTACTCAGGTTGGCCTTTCTGGTTAACGACGATGGTTGTGCCGGTGACAAGCATCTTAATCTTCTGGGCAATCGCCGTAGCTACGAGCTGATCTCCCCCATGCAATTCATCTACGTGAACAAGCTGCTTCGCCGCATACACGCTGTTGAAGTCAGACTTTAGGTTGTCCCTACTAATCATCACGAAGTTGGGGCCGTAGATACGTTCGAGCGGACGGAGGACCATATTCTTGCCAGTACCGCTCTGACCGAAGATATGAAGGTAGGTGTTGAGCTTTGCCCCTGGATTCTGCAGCGGATAAGCCAGCCATTGAAAGAGCCATCGGACGATAGCCTGATCTTCAACATTATTGACCAAGAGTTCGAAAAACGGCTGTACATTTCCGTCAATCGGGTGTAGTCCCATCCCTCGCCACAGATTAAGTTTATCTCCGAAGATTCGTTCTTTTCCAGGCATATAGTCAAGAGACTCAACACTCGTACGCGATTTATCCGCGAGCCACAATCTAGGTACATTGACGATCGTGAGTTTTTCCCCATCTTCGACCTTTGCTGTATAGTGAGCATACACCGTGTCGGTGAATACTGCTCTGTTCATAAGGGAGCCAGTGCGTTGGTTCGCTATTCGTCCGAGGGCGCGCACCACGGCACATTCATCATTCAACTGCGCTTTAAGGATTTCCACTTCGCTGACTGCCACCGCTTCTCCATCCTGCTCAAGGAAGGCTTTGGCTTCGGCGTCGCCTCGTCTAACAACAAAATCATCGAACCCTTGGTCTTGTCCATCCAGTGCCTTGGGCAGAAGAAGGTGTGTTGCTCGTACCCCATGTATGCGATGCAGTCGTTCAGCAAGCATCGTGATAGCATAGGCGATGTTTGGGTTGTCCGCAGCATTGGAGTCGAAAACAATCTTACATTGTAGCTCAAGCTGCTTCCAAGGTAAGTCTCTGATCTCTTCCACCAAGTCGATCTTGTGTTTGCGGGAGGTGAATCCATACACCCCGTTAAGCCCGATGGAATGGTATCCCAGACGACTGCCATTGAGCGCCTTAATACATGACTCGTGAATATAGACAGTGTCTCCTCTACACAAAGCGCCAAAATCTGTGAGTGGGGCAAGATATCCATGGGGAGCCTCGTTTGGTGGGCAGAACATCTTGCCACGTTTAACGAATGAGATGCGGGGAGGGGTCGTCTCGACTAGGCGGCTTGACCACCAAGGAATCGGGTTACCAGTTAGATCGAAGTGCTTGAAGACAATGGCAAGGCGGTCGTCGAAACTTTGGGTGTTGTAGACCTTCTCGAATATATCTTTGGCTTGATATATCTGGATTTGCGCTTTGTCTATTGTGTCCGTGGTGATACCACGTTCGAGGAGATACTGCTGTACTTTAACGAAGTCTGGCGTGAAAGCGGCGGATGCCTTCCTACCTGTCGCTTCAATTTCTTGAAGGCTCAGCATTGTTTTCCCTTAGTGCATGGTTGGAGAGAACCACTGCATGGATGAAAAAAGTGGAAGGAGGGTCTTGGCCCTCCTTCCTAAATACTCCACGAGTCATCACCCGCGGTCAACCATGCACATACAGTATGCGCCTGTCCCTAAAATCATGCAAATCATTACTTGCGTCGTGCACTGATGGGGCCATAATACTTATATGCCAAGTGGCATGACAAAGGAGAAAATATGAATATCTACAACGTAGCCCTCAAAATCTGCAACATCGAATCCACTGCCCTGGACATCAAGCAGTGCCTGTGTACTGGCTCATTCCTCAAGGGGTACAACCCGAAGCGCGTGCTTACGCCCGAGGAAGAAGCATTATTGAAAGAACGCCTCGCCATGCTCAAGCGGCAGGTGCGTGAAATCTCAACCCTCATCGGAGAATAACATGGACCTCAAAGGCATTCAACGCGCAACTGAAGCGATGATGGACGCATACGAAGCGGGAATCTTCAACGAACAGTCGCTTACGCGGCTGCTCAATGAGCGGTTCAGCCCCGACACACTGGCTGAGATCGACGCCAAGTTCCTCGCTTACACGCCTGCTGAACTTATGGTGAAGGTCAGTTGCGACACTGGCGTGGAGACGATGGAACAGCGGGTCTTGGAAGCTATCTACGAGGACGTAATGTGCTGAGGGCGAAATGTGTTTCGCCATTGCACTGATTGCTGATTGTGGCATAATGAAAGTGTGGCAATAGGGCCACACTCAGACCAAGGAGTAGGATGATGAATCCCAGCACTTACATCTCTCGCAGCCGGCGCTTCGGCATGAACAAGCTGTACTATCGACTGACTGATCCGAGCGGTACGTGGGTGTGCTCGTCCATGCAGGTCGATCCCACACCTGAGCAGACGCTGGCGCGTGTTCAACGAGCAGCGCAACAGCGAGGTCTGCCAGTGAAGTATGAGCTCATCGACAAGGAAACTTACCTGAAGGAGCGGCGGCTGTGATCACTATCGAACAAGCGAAGGAACTGCGGTTTAATCAGGTGATCTACGCGCATGAGCTCCCACGTCTGTCTGATGGGAAGCCCACAAGGGCGAGGGTGTGCGGCGTGATCAAGCTGTGGAAGCGTCGGCCTGACTACTTTGAGGTTCCCATGAAGATTGGGATACGGACTCATTTCCGACTCACGCCCCACAATGCGGATCACTGGTATCTGACAGAATAGTCCACACTGATTACTCGGCGGTTACAAGGCGGTACTCGTCTTGTAACCGCCTTGTAACTTCTGTCGTTAAGCTAAGTGCTTGTTTTTACGGGAGGATATATGGCGAGGTTACAAGGTTACAAGGTTACAAGCATTTATTGACACAGTGTAATGTAACGTCTATGATTAATCATTTAGTCTGTAGATATGCGTTTTGCTTTATATAGCGGTTTTTTGGGGCTTGTAACCTGCAACCTTGTAACTTTCTGACCTGTTTAGATTTGGCACATCTCCGAATCAGATTGCCGCCAGAGCATCCCTCCGTCGACCCGAACAGAGCTCGCCCTCAGAGTCCGATGAACTCCGACTCCGAATCGGATGAGCGTTCCCTCTGAGGGCGACAGTCCTGATCAGACCGAAGATCGAGTTCTGATCAGGAACTGAGCCCGAGGAACTCCGACTCCGAGTGCGATCGCCGAAGCTTCTTCGTAGGGAAACACATAGAATGTGTTTCCCAATGTGAGCGAAGCGAACTGTTGAAGTTAGCGTCGATTGGGCCTCGCGGCCCCGCGCAGCGGCGAGCGGCCCTCACAGGAGCGACTAGCGACCTAGACTTTGGGCTACGAAGTAGCCCAGGACGTTAGAGCGAGCGAAGCGAGCGACAAATGAATTTTCGTTCAACTGACTATGCGGCGAAGCACGCCTAGCCGAGCGAAGCGAGCGGAACCAACGAGCGAAGCGAGGTGACATGGACACGAGCGTAGCGAGTGCCGCCGCCGAGCGAAGCGAGGCGAAAATTTTTGTGCACCGCAACATGACAATTTACGGCAGCACAATGTGACCAAAGAGGGCACTTGGCAAAGAGTGTGCCAAGTGCTTTGTGAGGCTAACTCCCTGATTATAAAGGGAATTGCAGAGTTGGCACGGAAATAGCTTATAATAGGATGCCAGCCAATAACAGACTGGCGCGAAGCGGCCGCATTGCCGCGATACTGGAGAAATACCATGAGCAAGAAACAAGCTGCCAAGACCAAAGCCCAACCCGCGACCATTGCGCCTGCGAGCATTGCCGCGATTGCGACCGCTGCACCCGTTGAACCGGCCAAGCCTGCCAAGGTGGTTGAAAGTGTGGCCCTGCGAGGCGGTGCGCCTGTGGCGATGGTGAGCCTTGGCAAGCCCTACCGTGTACAGACGGAACGCAACAAAGCGTGGTTTGACGCGATACAGGCCAAGATTGCCGCTGGCGGTGGGAGCGCCAAGGTTGCTGACCTGCTGCGCGATACGGACATGACACAGGTGATGCTGACCTACTTGCTGCGGCGTGGCAACCTGATTGCTGCGACCAAGCCGGAATAGCAGCTAAACGATAGTTAGTGCCCACTTGCGAAGTGGGCACTAACTTGACCCTTGCCTACCAGACTGGTGTTGACCCTGAGTACGCATGGCACTGATTACCAACACCCAACGAACAGCATGATGTACCGTGATGCCACGCGCACGTACACCTACGAGCGACTAGCGAGCACGATACTACGTACAACTAGCGAGCGACTAGCGAGCCTGACTGCGCGGCGCAGCACGCCTGCCTTTGACCTTCATGGCAGGCTGATAAGGTACGGGGGTCATGACACCCCCATCAACATAAACTAAAACCTCATACCCCACGTATAATTTCGATGGATTTTGACTTCTGTACTGAGTATAGTTTTCGATGGATTTTGACATCAGTACTCAGTACCCTTTACAGGGACACCGTGAACCCTGTACTATACGGCTATGTCTGATCTTTCATTTCTTGCAAACTCTCCTCAGCCTCTACCGAAGAATTTCAGTAAGGCGAGAGATGGATTTTCGAGGCATCAGGTCGTAGATGCTTTTCAGCAAGCATTCGAAATGATAGGCGGGGTTCAGCGCCTCGTTCTCTGGGCACATGAAAATCCGGGTGACTTTTTCAGGCTCTATGCCAAGCTTCTTCCCGCCACTACTGTTTCACTGGGTGACAGTGGAAAGTACGAAATTGTTCACTCTATCGCGCCCACGGCCCTGGACAACCACGCCATTATCGACGCCACCATCGAATCAATGACACCCGCCCAAATCACTCACGTATTAGCGGAGGCCACCCGTGAAGATCGTCCTTGACTACCCACCTATGATTGATGAAATTGATGCGGCGTTCCATGTCCGGAACCAGCCTGTCATTTATGCGTGGGGAGACACCATCTACAACCCCAAGAGGATCACCGTTACCGCTCCCCTCATGCAGCATGAGATGGTGCACGGAAAACGGCAAGGTGATCACGTCGTCGAGTGGTGGCAAGAATACATCAAGTCGCCGGTGTTTCGCCTGCATGAAGAACTACCCGCGCACGTAGCAGAGTATCAGCGGATGCTCAAGCAGCACTTTTCAAAGGTGAAAGCCATGGACGTCGTGGCCAAGAAACTGTGCGCTCCCCTCTATGGTAGCCTCATCACTCTCCCGCACGCCAAGCAGTTGATCCTGAACTATGGCACAGATACGAACTAAGTATGAGCAAAGGCCGCACTTCCGTTCGTTCCACCGCAGGGACGTCAGGTGGGCTATCCTCGTTGCCCACCGTCGTGCGGGAAAGACTGTCGCCGTCGTTAACGATCTTTTGGAAAAAGCGAGCTACAATACTCGCGAGAATCCGCGATACGGTTACGTGGCTCCCCTCTACAACCAAGCCAAGCAGATCGCTTGGCAGTACCTCAAAGACTACGCAGCCCCATTCAATCCAAAAATCTCTGAAAGCGGCCTCTTTGTTGAACTCCCGCACAATGGGGCGCGCATTACTCTCTACGGAGCTGACAATCCAGACAGTTTTCGGGGTCTCTATTTTGACGGTTTCGCCCTCGACGAATTTGGGAATATGCGAAATTCCATCTGGACTGAGGTACTTCTTCCAACACTCATCGACCGGCGTGGGTGGGCTGTATTCATGGGAACCCCGAATGGGCCCAATCACTTTCGAGATATGTTCGAGGAATACAAGTCTGATCCCGGCTGGTTTGTCAGCTTCTTGCCCAATAGCATCACCAAGGTTATTGGCGAAGAGGACCTTGCACAACTCCGGAAGTTGATGACAGAGGAAGAGTTCGAGCAAGAAATCGAATGCAACTTCTCCGCGAGTACACGCGGAGCGTTTTACAGCAAGGAGATTGCGAAGTGTGAGCAGGAGGGCCGGATTCAGGAGATCGAATTTGATAAATCACAGCCGCTTCATTGGGTGTTGGACTTGGGGTGGCGAGACGACACCGCCCTCATCTCCTTTCAAGAGAGACCAGATGGATTCCCCATCATGTCTGCATCCTCTGACAACCGGCGTGCGATCCCCTACTACATCAATGTCATCAACGCCACCTGTGACACATACGGATGTCCGCGTGGGAATGTGTGGCTCCCCCATGACGCCAAAGCTAAGAGCCTTCAAACTGGACGATCCATTGTAGAACAGTTTATCGCACATGACATCATGCCGAATTTAGTACCCGAAATGAGCATCATGGACGGGATTTCTGCCGCCCGTATGCTGTTTGACCAGATTTACTTCAACCAGCCATTGACCAAAGACTTGGTAATGGCACTGAAAAGTTACCATCGAGAGTATGACGAAGACAAGAAAATCTTTCGTGACAACCCTGTGCACGATTGGTCTAGCCACTTCGCAGATGATTTCCGTTATTTCGCGCTCGTAGTACAGAACTCTATGCGGCCAGCCTCCCCATCGCCACAAAAGCAGATGGAAATGGATAGGTTGGAGAAGGCGCAAGGTGCTCACTACGCATTCAATCTCGAAGACCTATGGAAAAGTCAGCCGCGCCGTAACGCGGATGCCTGGAGAATGTGATGGCCAAGACAGAAGTGGTAACCGAGTATTCATGGGAATGGTGGAACCTCCAAATTGAACGCGACGAAAAGCGTCTGCGGAATAATTGGTGGAACTACGCCGACAAAATCGTCAAGAAGTACAAGGACAAGCGCGAAGGGGATACAGAAGACAAGCGCGTCAACCTATTTTGGACGAACGTCGGCATTTTGAAAGCCGCACTGTACGCGAAACCACCGAAGCCGATGGTGCAGCGGACGTGGCTGGACTACAATGACAACATCGGGCGCGTGAGTGCCCAGATGCTCCAGCGGTGCTTGGGGTTTGACCTGATGAAAAACGTCAGCCCCATGAGCGAGGCCATTAAACTGGCCGTTGAGGACCGTTTGATTCCAGGACTGGGACTGGTGTGGCATCGCTACATCCCCGAAATTGAAACTCAAACGATCAAAGGCGTTACGTTGGAAGATGGAACGGTGTTGTTTCCTGACACCGACTACGAGGTAATAACTGATGAAAAAATCGACACCGAATATGTGCCATGGAGGGATATTATCTACCCTTCTGCTCGAGTCGCGTCTGAGGTCTGGTACATTGGCCGGAAATTGTACAAATCCAAAGGAGAAATTGAAAGCCGCTTTGGAGCAAAAATCGCCAACAAACTTACTGACGAAGTAGACAAGAAGAAGGACGACGCAAACATCCTTCCGAAGAACTTCACCTTGGACAAGGTGGAGTTCTACGAGCTCTGGTGCAAGAAAAATCGCAAGGTCTATTGGTGGAGCAGGTTCGTTCCAGGCGTTCTGCTGGATGTGCAGGACGATCCGCTCCAACTGGACAACTTTTTCCCGTGCCCGATGCCACTCATGGCGACGCACACCACGGATGACTATCTGCCGCGCCCTGACTACTACATGGTCAAGGATCAGTACGATGCCTTGAACACGCTGAACACACGTATTTCGCTGCTCGAGCGTGCGTGCAAGGTCGTCGGCGTCTACAACAAGAAAAACAACGAACTCAAGCGGCTGTTGTCCGACGCCGCTGAGAATGACATGATCCCAGTGGATAACTGGGCCATGCTCGCGGAAGCCGGCGGCATCAAGGGGCAGGTCGACTGGTTCCCCCTCGATATGATCGTGTTGGTTTTGGAGAAATTGAACGAGGCCAAGGCGAAAAAGGTCGAAGAAATCTACATGCTCACCGGCATTAGCGATATTATGCGCGGTGACACCAATGCGCGTGAAACTTTGGGCGCGCAACAGATCAAAGCGCAGTATTCGAGCGTGCGGCTGCAATATCTGCAGGATGAAGTCGCCAATTTTGTGAAAGAAGCCTTGATTATCAAGGCCGAAATCATCTGCCGGCACTTTCAACCTGAAAGCATCGTCGAATTGTCACAAATGGACCAATCGCCGGATGCGCAGTACATCCCACAGGCGATTGAACTGCTGAAAAACGCTGAAATCACGCATTATCGGATCGACATCAACGAAGAAAGCCTTGCGCTGCCGGACTACAACCAAGAAAAGCAGCTCCGCATCGATTTCTTGACCACCGTCGGCCAGTTTATCAGCCAAAGCGCGGCGATGGCTCAGGCAATGCCAGGAATGATGCCGTATCTGGTCCAAATGATCCGTTGGGTCGCCGCTGGCTTCAAGGGCAGCAGCGAAATCCAAGGTGTGCTGGATCAAGCGTTCGCCGCCATGCAAAATCAGCCTACGCAACAGCAACAACAGCCTGATCCGATGAAAGACCCAAAAGTTATCGCTGCGCAGATCAAGGCGCAGGACAATCAGGCTACTGGAGCGCAGAAACACCAAACGGCAATCCAGCAGGGGCAGCTCAAGCTGAAAGACACCATTATTTCTTCCGGTGCAAACCTGAAGGAAGCTCAGCAGGAGTTCATGCAAGAACTCACCATCGAGGCGCAGCAAATGAAGAATGACAAGCTGCGCCACGAACTGAAAATGAGGGAGAAAGCAAATGGCTCGTCGTAGATGGATACAGGATCGCCATACCGGCGAAATGGTGGAGATCGGTGAGGATACCGGCCCCGCCGAACCCACCGGCCCAATCATAATGGGTGATATCGAGCCATTTATCAGTACGGTCGATCGCACATACATCGGTTCACGAAGTACACTTCGCGAACACAACAAGAAAAACGACGTAACCCACGTTTCTGACTTCACCGAGACGTGGGCCAAGGCGCAGAAGCAACGGGAAGCATACCGAAAAGGCGAGTTTGTATCTAAATCTATGCGCGAGTCACTCGAGCGCGAAATTTACAGAGGGAGTTGAAATGGGCACATCGATCCGCGAAGCTATCGAAGCATCCGTGGCACAATTGGAAGGGAAACCCAATGAAGCAGAAGGAACTGAGCAACAGTCTGCCGTTCCTGGGGAACAGGACACCACCACTCCAGCCGCAGCCGAGGATAAACCCAGTACCACTCCTGCTCCGGCTGCCAAAGAAGAAAAGCCAGCCGCAGTCGCCACCAAGCCAGCCGCTCCCGCCAAGCCAGCCGAAGGTGAAGTCAAGTCGCAAGCCGCGGCGACCCAAAGCTCGCTGAAGGCGCCTGTCAGCTGGAGGCCGCAGGTTCGTGAAGCTTTTGGTAAGCTCCCGCCCGAAGTACAGGAAGAAGTTACGCGTCGCGAGCAGGAAATCAACAACGGGCTGCGCGAAGCCTCCGAAGCTCGCCGCCTGCACCGCGAGTTCCAGGAAACGGTGACTCCGTACTTGGCGCAAATCCAAGCCGAGGGTGCCACGCCGATGCAGGCGTTCAAATCGCTACTGAATACTTCGCACATCCTGCGCGTCGGCACGCCTCAGCAAAAAGCACTCATGGCGGCGCAAACGATCACGCAATTCGGCATTGACATCAACTTGCTGGACCAAATGCTGATGCAGGCCGTTCAGGGTCGTGCGCCGCAGGCTGATCCGGTCTACAACGCTGTTCAGCAACAACTCGCTCCTGTAATGGAGTTCATGCAGCAGATGAAGGGCGCGACCACGCAGTTTCAGCAGCACCAAGAATCTACGCTGGAACAGGAGCTCACGACCTTCGCCAACGACCCGAAAAACGAGTTTTACGCGGATGTCGCCGGCGACATTGCCGACATTCTCGAAATGGGCGCGAAAGCCGGAAGAAAAATTACTTTACAGCAAGCCTATGACAAGGCTATAATGCTGCATCCAGACATTTCCGAAGTTGTTTCAAAAAGAGCACTTGCAGCACAAGCCGCCCAGAAATCAACAGCGGCAAAGGCAGCAAGGAAGGCGGGAGCCAGTGTCGGCGGCGGCTCACTTCCGCAAAATGAAGGAAAACCGGCAGTGAAAGACAACAGTCGTCGCGCAGCTATCGAAGCAGCGATCGAACAACTTTCCGACGGAACTTAAAAGCAGTTTTCCAAAACCATTTTGCGACGTAAGTCGTAAGGAGTAGTCAGATGTCATTTCCCAATGTAACGGATATCGTTGCAACTACGATCGAAAATCGTAGCGGTGAAATCGCTGACAACGTCACCCTGAACAACGCGCTGCTCGCCTGGATCAAACAATCGGGCAACGTGCGTCAGTTCGGTGGTGGTTCGCTGATTTTCGAGGAAATCTCGTTCGCAGCGAACGGAAATGCGGGCTGGTATTCGGGTTACGACCTGCTGCCGGTTTCGGCACAGGACGTCCTGTCTGCCGCGCAGTTCAACATTTGTCAGGCAGCTTGCCCAGTCACCATCTCCGGCCTTGAAAAGCTGAAGAACATGGGCAAGCAACAAATCATCGATCTCATGGAATCGCGCCTGAAAGTGGCCGAATCGTCCATGAACAACCTGATCGCTGCCGGTGTGTATTCCGACGGAACCGGCGCAGGTGGCAAGCAGATCGTTGGTTTGAATTCCATGGTGCCAGTCACGCCGACCTCTGGCGTGTACGGCGGCATCGATCGTGCGACGTGGGCTATCTGGCGCAGCCAGACTACGACAATGGGTTCGGCCGCTTCCCCAACCAACATTCAGTTGGCCATGGACGGAATGTGGGCCGGTCTCGTACGTGGTCGCAATCGCCCCAACCTGATCGTCGCCGACAACTTCATGTGGACGCAGTACATCCAGTCTCTCCAGCTGCTGCAACGTTTCACGTCCGCATCGACCGGCAATCTGGGCTTCCCCTCGGTGAAGTTCATGGACGCTGATGTCGTGCTCGACGGCGGCTTGGGTGGCTTCGCAACTGCGAAAACCATGTACTTCCTGGACACCGAATTCATCCACTGGCGCCCTCACGGTGACCGCAACATGGTTCCGCTCGATCCGAGCCGCCGTTATGCGATCAACCAAGACGCCGAAGTGGCGATCCTCGCGTGGGCAGGCAACCTCACTTCATCCGGTCCGCAGTTCCAAGGCCGGCTGATCTCGCCGTAAAGGAGCAGCGAACATGACATACAAATTCGACTCTCCCGCATACGCCGGCTATCCGCCGATCGAAGCAGCCCCGCTTGCTGCACCCGCCACTGGTGCCCTCCACGCCGCTACTCCAGGATTTCTGGTAACGGCAGAAGACCCAGTCTGGGGTCCAGGCGAGTTTGTTTTCGGCCGCGCCAATGGCTCGATCCGCCAGTACGGTCTGTGCGTCTGCACTCCGGTGTGGGACAGCACGAACCGCACGTACACGTACAACTTCACGGAATGCCCGAACACCACTCTGCTCGCGCGCCCCGTTTACGTGGCTCAGTCAGCAGGTGCGATGACCGCCGGTCAGTACGGCTGGTTCCAGTGCTCCGGCATCACCCCGATCAATGGCACGGCTTCGGTCGCTGCGGATACTGCTTTCGGTATCACCGCTGCTGGTCAAGTCGGCGCCAACGCTGCGGGTAAAGAAATCTGTAACGCGCGCATCGTTACCGCCGCAACCCAGACTGTCGTGAAGACAGCCGTGGCAGGCAACTCTGGCGACACCATCATCCGCGTGGATAACACGGATGGCTGGATCGTCGGCGGCTACCTGTCAGGAACCGGCGTCGGCGCGTCTGCAGTTATCAGTGCAGTTGATCCGGCAGGCAAGTACGTCATTGCCTCAGTCGCGAACTCTGCTGCGCTCGCGGGCAACAGCATCACCGTGACGTATAACAACGCCACGATTTTCTACAACGTAGCACATCTGCAACGGGCGTTCGCGCAGACTGCGATCACCTAAGCAACTCTTTCGGGCCACCATCTGGTGGCCCGAAATTTCTTACACAAGGAGCTCAATCGTGGGATACGAAGATTTCGAGTTTGGGGAAGTGGACAGTACCCTTTTCAGTCAGCCAGGAAAAGGCGACGATACGCTGTTTGTTCAGTTTCGGATGGACTACGTGGTTGACAGGGCGAAGTCCCTGGAAGCCGGCCGGAAAATCTGCCATGACGTTGACTTTGTCAAAATCATATGCCCTGGCGACAGACTGAACATAATCGATCGCCCTGCGACGCCGGAAGATAAGGCGCGCTTTTCTCGGCAATACCAGCTCTTTATGCAGCACAAAGAGCAACGAGCGGACGGCACTCCTCTGGCTGAATGGCCGGTGGTTACTCGCGGAATGGCTGAAGAACTCGCATATCTCGGGTTTACCACGGTTGAGCAACTTGCCTCTGCGAACGAACAGCACGCAGACAAGATTCCGGCCTTTGCTAGTTTGAAGTCAAAGGCCATCGGCTACCTCGAGATCGCCAAGGGCAGTTCGGCGCCGCTGGAAAAGCTGACCGAGGAAGTGCAAAACCAGAAGTTCATCAATCAACAACTGCAAGATACCATCAATGCGATGCAGGCGCAAATTCGCCTACTGAGCAAGCCCGAAAAAGGCGACCAAAAACTCGCGGAATCTCTCGCGGCTTCCTAAGGAATAGCGATGACCACAACTCCGGCATTCACTCGCAGAACTACCATCGCAGTGGTAATGGCGCAGATATTGACGGAGTTGGGGCTTGCTGTCCCCGCCACATTTGTAACGAGTTCTGACCAGAACACGGTACAAATCTTGTCCTACTTAACCGCAGCGGGACAAGATTTGTGCTTGGCTACCGATTGGGAGTGGCTGCACAAAGAGTTCACCATTACTGCTGATGGTGTGACCACAACCTACGATCTGCCAACAGATTTCGCAGGCTTTGTCAGCGGTGCATTCTGGAACAATACTTCCCGCTTGCCTGTTATCGGGCCGCTGACCACGCAAATCTGGCGTCTGCTCAAAGCGCGGCTGCTCGGCGGCAACACCATCAGCGTGCAGTACCGGATCATCAACAACAAAGTTGAGTTCTACGCTGCACCTGCGTCGGGGCAAGTGCTCATCACTGATTACTACTCCCGCGGATGGATTTTACAGGCCGACGGTGTCACATACCGCGACAACCCGCAGGGTGACGACGACACGGTGCTGTTTGATCCACGGTTGATCATTCCGCTTACGAAACTGCGCTGGCGCGAAGGTAAGAGGTTCGACACGACCGCCGCCAAGCAAGAATTCGAAAATGCGTGGGACTTGGTGCTTGGCCGCGATATTCCAGGCCCGACCTTGTCGGTGTCTCCTTCGATGCATTATCCGTACCTCGGCTACCTCAACATTCCTGACACGAACTACGGGCCATGAGCTTCCTAAACACACTGAAGCACCAGCCTCAGCAGAAGGCTCCAGTACAAAAGACCAAAACCATTCGTGCGCCAATCGGTGGGTTGAACGCCAAGGATTCTATTGGCAATATGCCCGAGGGCGATGCGTATGGCTTGGTGAACTGGATACCGCAGGCGCTCGGGTTAAAGCTTCGCAATGGATACATGGCGTGGTCGTCAGGCATCCCATCGCCGGTGCAGTCGGTGTTTCAGTACTTCGCGCCAACTAGCACCGTCTCTGAAAGTATCAACTACTCCTCGTACCCGACTACTCTTCCTGGAACGGTGTTTGCAGCAACGAAAGACAACATATACAACGTCACCACTCAGGGTGCTGTCGGTGCAGCGGTGCGTGTCCTTGGCGGCGCTACGAGGTCAGGTCACATCTGCGCCAATATGTTCGTCAATGCTGGCGGCAACTTCCTTATCCTCAATTCTGAAGCCGACGGATACTACACGTATGATGGGGCTGTGTGGCTCTACGTGACTGCCGGCGCTGGCCCGACTCAAATCAATGGTGTGAACCCGAACAACCTCGTGTTCAACCTGCCGTGGAAAAACCGAATTTTCTTCGTTGAGAAGAACACTTCAAGAGTCTGGTACACTGGCGTCAATGCTCTGTATGGCGCGGTGACAGCATTTGATTTCGGCCCGCTGATGAAGCATGGCGGTGCGATCTCGTACATTGCCGACTGGACTATTGACGCTGGCACCGGCGTTGACGATATGTTTGTCGTTGTTGGGGAGAATGGCGATGTTCTGGTTTACAAGGGCACCGACCCATCAGCCGCAGCCACATTTGCTCTGGTCGGCACATGGTATGTAGGCGAAGTACCGAAAGGTCGCCGTTCATTCACGCAATACGGTGGCGACCTGCTTATTCTCTCTACATCTGGCTTGTTTCCTCTTTCGTATATAACTCGCGGCGGGGCGGCACTTCTGCAAGCCAGCGATCAAGAGTACACAAGCAAGATACAGCAAAAGATCAACGTCGACCTTGGCGCTTCTTTCAACTTGTACGGTTGGGAAGTCATGCTGTGCGCCCGTGAAAACTTGCTGATTATCACTGTTCCGAACTACGGCGGCAGCACGAATAAGCAGTACGTAATGTCCACTATCACCAATATGTGGACGACTTTCAGCGGTATGCCTATCAGTGCCATGGATGTGGCATCTGGCTTCTTGCTCTCTGCTGATGCACTAGGCGCGGTGAACATCAACTTTGTCACCACGCTGGATGCCGTTGCGATCGACGGCACTGGCGGCATTGGCATCACTGGATTTTCGCAGCCTGCATTCACGTATATGGATGTATCTGCGTACAAGCACTTCCTTATGGCACGCCCGACGTTGCTGTCAAAGAACGCGCCTGCCATTTCAGTGCAGATGAACACTGACTTCAACAGCAACGCTCCCATCAGCGTACCGGCGGTGGCTCCCTCTGTCGCTGCGCTGTGGGACTCCGGCAAGTTCGACGTCGCGGTGTGGGGTGGCGATTTCCAAACCTTTCAGTCATGGATTGGCGTGTCTGGTGCTGGCTTTGCTGGCTCTCTTGCCATGTACGTCGTTGGCGAGGGCGGCACCCAATACATGAGCACTGATTATATGTATGAGGTCGGCGGTCCAATATGAAGATTGTCACAGATAAGCAAGGAGAACCTCCTCTTGTCTGGCAGTGGCTGAATAAGCAGACAAATCTACCTTGGAGCACTGATCTGCGCGTCATAGGTTTGATGCGGGATGACTTTACATTTGCTGCTGCGATAGGGTATAATGGCTGGGTTGAAGATTCATGTTGCTTTATCCACTTGGCTTTTGACACGCCGAGGAGCATGACTCGAGAGTTAATACGTGAAGCGTTCAGCTATCCGTTTAAGACAGTTGATGTCATATACGGAATGACTCCCATCACGAAAGAGAACATCTTGGCTTTTAACCGCAGGATGGGGTTTCGTGAAATCCATCGTACAAATCATTTCGTACTGCAGGAAATGCGAAAAGAGGAGTGCAGGTGGCTAAAGGGAGTCGCACGTGGGCAAAGGATCAGCACCAGCCGCACCTGATTATACGAGCGCTGCTCAGGCGACTGCCGCGAGCAACAATCATCAGCTCGCAATTCAAACCGCTGCAAATCGTCCAACGATAAATACGCCGTGGGGTTCCAGTTCATGGAATGCCGTGGCAGGAACTGATCCCGCCACCGGCGAGTCGATCAATAACTGGACCAACAGCATCAATCTCAGTCCGGAGCAGCAAGCCGCTCTGACTTCTCAGCAACAAATTGCCGCAGGTCGTAGCGGTGCCGCACTTGGACTGCTCAACCAAGCCGGTAATGCTTTCCAGACACCTATCGATTACGGTGCCACGACCCACCTGTTTGATTACGGTGGCCCCGCGCAGATGAACATCTCTGGCGGTCCGGCGTCGGCTGGCCTCAGCACGAACCCATTCAGCTACTCCGCCGCTGGCGTCAGCTCTGGCTGGCAAGGTGGTGACACCGGCTACAATCTACAGAATTATCAGGGCAATCAGGGCATCACGCCACATGACAACCTGACTGGACAACCGCAGTCGCCGACTGGTGGTGGCCCGAACGGTACTACTCCCGCTCCAGGCGCTCCGGCCAACGTCGGCACGACACAAGGCGGTGGCGCGAACACGTTCGGCTCCGGCGGCGCGTTTGGCAACGCCAATGGAAATCCGTACAGCACCAACAATCCAGGTCCGACCAACAACAGCGGAGTCGCCGGCACTATTCTCGACCCGAACTTTATGGCTGGAACTCAGGCTGCGCCACGCGCTGAGCCTGGATTCGCCACTGAACGTCCGATGCAACAATACGATATGCAGGCGCCGATGCAGAGGGCGCAAGCATTCGGATACGGAGGACAGCAACAACAGTCCTCTCCGACCAACGGCATGGATTTCTTCTCGCAGCAAGCTACGGAGGCCATTCGTGGTCGTCAAAACCCGCAGCTCGATCGCCAACGCGCACAGCTTGATCAGCAACTCGCCAACCAAGGCATCACGATGGGAAGCGAGGCATGGCGCAATGCCCACGATGATCTAGGTCGCCAGCAAAACGACGCTGACCTTGCTGCTATCACCGCCGGCATCAATCAGGGCAACACTGCGTTCGGCCAAGGAATGCAGTTGGGTCAGTTTGCGAATACCGCACGCCAGCAAGAATTCTCCAATGCCAACCAGAACTATCTGCAAGGCAACCAAGCTCGCCAGATGCAGCAGCAAGGAAACACCGCTTTCGGCCAGTACCGTCAATCGCTGCAAGCGCAACAGCTCCAGCAGATGGCGGCTGCTCGCGGTATGCCGCTGAATGAACTGAACGCCTTGCTGTCTGGTACGCAGGTCAGCCAGCCCAACTTCGGTGGTCCATCCTCTACTGCCGGTATGGGTCAAGGTGTGAACTACACCGGCGCTGCTCAGAATCAGTACCAAGCTGGCCTCGATCAGTTCAGCATAGGGCAGGCGCAGAACCAAGGCATGATGAACGGCCTCGGTTCGTTGGCATCCATGGCCTCCATGTTCTCCGACGAGCGCTTGAAGACCGATATTTCGCCGGTGGGCAAGCTGAACGACGGCACGCCGCTTTTCAGTTGGAAATGGAAAGATAGCGGCGAGCCAGATGTGGGTGTTATCGCCCAAGAAGTTGAGCGCCATGATCCAGCCGCAGTGAAGATGCACCCAAGCGGCTACAAGATGGTTGACTATGCAAGAATCATCCGCAAACAAGCGAGGATGCACTAATGGGAATCGATATCAGCCAAATTCCACCGGAGTTGCTGCAAGAACTGATTGGCTCAGGCTCCGGCATCGGCAACGCGCAGGACGACGTCGCACGCCAGACCATGCAGGCAAACCTCATGCGATCGATGGGCGGCAATGCCACGAATAACGGACAGGGGCAAACTGTTCGCAACGGCATTTTCGTGGCTGGCAGTCCGTTGTCAGCGCTGGCCGGTGTCGGCGGCACCGTCGGCGGCATGATGAAAGATGCTGGCGCTGCCGACTCCATGAAGAAAGTACGGACAGCGCAGGAGGGTCAGTTTCAAAAGGTGCTTGAAGCCCTGATGAAACAGAAGATGCTTCAAGCCGGTGGTCAGCCCACGCCGCCTGTCCCGCCCATGCAAGCGAATGACATGAACAACCCCGCCGCAATGGGAATGTCCTACTAGGAGCTGAACATGGCTGGCATGGATGATCTCCTAGCACAACTCGCGCCGCTCATGGCAAACATGGGTGCGAAATCGCCACAGGAACAAATGGCGGCGAAAGTGCGCGCTCAGCAAGCGATGGTTGGTGCCAACGATCAAGCACATGGTCTTGATCTTCTGCAATTCGCAGCCTCTGGCGCGAACAACCCTGCGCTCGCTCAGGCAACCGGCACACTCGCGAAGCAGCAATCCGAACGGTACAAGCCGATCGCAATGGGGCAAACTGGCTTCGCAATCCCAGCTACCGGCGACTTTGCTGAGAATCCTGCTTGGACGGAAGACAAACAGATGCAGCGCGTCGGCGCGTTGCAGCAGACTCTCGCTACATTGATGCAGAAGTCTGCTGACTCTACCGATCGCAACATGACTCTTGCCACTACCGCGCAAGGGCACGATCAAGCACGCCTGCAATCGGCGGCATTGCTGGCTGAACTTCGCCGTGGTCAGCAAAATCAGCAGCAGCAAAATCAGTTGAATACACAAACTTCACAGTACGGAAAACTGCTGGAGAAGACTGGCCTGCCTGCGATTACTGACGCCGCCAAGGGTGTCGCTGAATTGCTGCAAAAGCCGAAGGGCGGCATCGATGGAATCGGCTACGGCATGAACACCGCCTCCGCTATCCCAGGAGTGTCTGACTTGGTGGTCGGTGCTGAGGGGAAAACCAATCGCGCCACCGTACAGAAGCTGCTCAACGCGCTGATGCTTACTGAATCCGGCAAGGCGGTCACGAAAAACGAAGAAGTTCGGCAAGCGATCGCCAATATGTCTTCCAACAGCTACAATGAAGAAGACTTCCGCAATGCCATGAGCAAAGTGATCCTCCCCGCTATTGAGCGTCATCGCCGCACTGCTATCGGTACTGTCCCCGCCTATGTGCATGATGCTTTCGTTGCCAACGGCGGTGATGACTATCGTGTACCGATTTATCAAGCTGGAAATGCCTCCGCCGGTGTGGTCAAGCCTGCTCCGGCAGCAAATGATGGCTGGTCTGTCAGAGTGAAACCCTAATGCCTACTTTTGAAATCACAGGTCCTGGCGGAAAAATCTACGAGGTCACTGGGCCAGAGGGTTCCACGCCTGAGCAGGCATTGGCGCGTGTACGGGCGCAGGTGGCCGGTGCTGGAGCATCGCCGGCTGCACAGGACGCGTCACAAGCCCCGCAAATAGCCGCCCCTATACCCACACAGCCAGCGGCACCTTCTGAGCCGCCAAAAGGCGTCCTAAGCCGTACGATGGACTACCTTGGCAAAGCGGGAAGCGATGCTTACGCTGGCTTCGGGGCCGGTGCAGTCAAGCAGTTTCTGGGGCTAAAGCGCATGATCCCAGGAGTTGGGCTTGATGACGAAGACAGGCGCGTCATCGAAGAGGCCAACAAGGATGTGCATGAGCGGAGTAACTGGGCCAACGTCGGCGACATCGCTTCCAACGCGCTAGGCTTCGCTATTCCAGGTGCGAAAATAGCACAAGGAGCTGAGCGTGCGGCTACTCTTCTGCCACAGGCACTTCAAGCCACTGCCAAGATTGTCGGTGGTGGGGCTGCCGCGAGCGCCGCGCAGGAAGCCTTGATGAATCCTGAGTCCACTGGTAAGGACATTGCGGTGGCGGCGACACTTGGCGGTGGATTGAATGGTGCGCTCGGGCTGGCTGGCAAGGGCATCACCAAGATGTTCACTCCGACCACTGAAGCCGAAGCGCTGATGAAGCGTGGTATCCAGCCCACCTTGGGCGAAGGTGCAGAGGGGAATCTAGCTAAGGCGGTCGCCTACATGACCTCCGGCATGACTGACCCATCCAAGCACCAGTACAAGGATACGATGGGCGAAGTGCTGTCCACCATCATGCCGAAAAACTCTGCTAAGGATGTGGAGCCGCACGTCCTTGCCAAGATGCACCCCGACGAGATCGTTGATAACATCAAGGATTACTTTAATCGGGCGTACGAGCCGATTTACAGCGGCAAGAAGTTCACGTCCACGCAGACTGTGCGTGATGCGATGAATGATACCGCCGCTACGGTGCCAGATTCGCTGAAACCATCGTACAACAAGACGATGAATGACATCATCGGCAGCCAAGTGGGTCGCCAGAAGCTAACGGCGCATGATCTGCTCGATCCCGCTACTGGCATCATTCCGCGTTTGCAGTCGGCAATCGAAAATGCTGGCACCGACGCCAATGGCCTAGCGATGGCGCGTGCTTTCTCCGAAGCAAAGAAGATATTTGAATCGCAGGTGCGCGATCGTGGCATTGGTGCGGCTGGCATCGCCGCACTGAAAGACATCGATCCCCGTTACGCCGATGCACAGCGGATTATCGACGCTGTTGAGCGCGGAAAGTCCGGGACACGTGATGCGCTCGCTCCAGGAAAGGTACTTAATGAGTACTTCAATCAAAATGCACAATCGGCGGCTGGCACTGGCGGTAGTGAGTCCAAAAAGCTGCTTGATATGGCAGCTAGGAACATGGACCTCGGTGGCTCACAGGATGAGGCACGCGCTTTCTGGAATACTGCCAAACGTCTGGCATCAATTACTCTGAAGCCAGTCGCTGGTGCTGGTGTCATTGGTGCCCTCGGTGTTCCAGCGGCTGTACCACTCGCTATTTCTGCCGCAGGCCAAACGAAACAGGGCGCTAAGTTCCTGATGGGCGGTAATGAATGGCAGCAAAAACTCGCCGATATGATCCGCCGCGCACGCCCACAGGATTACTCTGCACCTGTGGCCGCTGAACTCTACAACGAGGTACATAAATGAGCCGCGATTCTTCAGGCAACTATACGCTCCCCGCTGGCAACCCCGTTGTGACGAATACAACGATCACTAGCGCGTGGGCGAACAATACGTGCAACGACATTGGTGCTGAAATTACCAATTCACTCGATCGTAATGGGCGTGGCGGGATGCTCGCCGCCTTGCGGCTGATCGATGGAACTGCCGGCGTTCCCGCGATTGCATTCAGCAATGAAACCGGCACCGGATTTGCACGTCTTTCCTCTGGTGCAATCGCCATAGTAATCAACGGAACAAAATCTGCTCACCTTAGCGGTGCTTCAAATCGCTTTGAAGGTACGGCGTCATATGTCAACGGATTCCTGTTTCAGAATGCGGTTTCTGGCAACCCTGTTCGCCTTACACCCTATTCAGCAGTTGACATCAATATTGGGCTCATTCTCGATGGGCAAGGCACTGGGCGTGTCCAAGTTGGCAACCAACTGAATGCCAGTTCAAATCCGTTGTTCACCGGCTGGCAACTTCAAGGCGAGTACATTTACTCGCAGTCAAATGTGCTGATTTCTTCGCCAGCCAACACCGGCGAAAATCAGGTGTACAGCCAGTTGATCTTCAATAACTCTATGGGGCCGAACGGACAACTCATCATCGAGCCAATTTGGATGGAGAAACAGACTGCCGCCGGTGTATCTCTCAGCACTATCAGAATCAAGTTTGACGGAAACACCGTGTACACGTACAGTGATAATTCGAACTGTGCGGCTCTGCAGGGTATACAGTCAACACCACGTATCGTTATTATCAATCAAAATGCGGCCAATTCGCAAATATACGGAGTAGAAACTGGAGCCATTGCTACTCCATGGCCGACTCTCGCAGTTGACACCACTGCGCTCAAGTCTATCACTATCACAGTTCAAAAGGGAAATGCAGGCGACACATTGAATCTTCGGCGTGTCTCCATTGCTGTTCGTCCACAATGATGAATACTGAGAACGGAAGAAGAACAATGGATCCAATAGTTAGGAAGCTCGTGGACGATGTTGACGAGCTCAAGGCCGGACACGCCCAAATCCTTAAGGCGATCAAAGATAACACCGACATGACGCAGCCGATCGCTGAAATGATCGGCATGGCCCGATGGTTCTTCAAGGCTATTGGCTGGCTCGGCCGAGCAGGGCGCAAGTGCATCGTGTGGGTGACTCCGATCCTCACATTTATCGGTGTCGTTTGGGCGCTTGTCTGGGCGTATCTTCACGGAAAGCCACCCTCAATATCATGAACGCCCGTATGCGAATTGGTGGTCTCGTATTCAGCGCAGCCGCGCTTGTCGGCCTGCTGAATGCAGAGAAGTTCATGCCGGAAACGTATGTAGATCAAGGCGGCACGCCGACTATTGGCTTCGGCACCACCAAGGATGTGAAGCCAGGACAGAAGATAACAGTTGATCGTGCCCTTATCGTGGCGCTGCGTGATGTAGAGGGTACGAGCGCCACCGTCAAATCATGTGTTACCGTCCCCCTCACACAAAATGAATTCGATGCCTACGTAGATTTCTCATACAACGTCGGCACCACGGCATTCTGTCGAAGCACGCTTGTAAAGAAGTTGAACGCTGAAGATTACGATGGTGCCTGCGCTGAGTTATTGCGTTGGAATTTGGTGAATGGTAAAGTGAACAATGGCCTCGTGAATAGGCGCAAACAAGAATATGACCTCTGCATGAGGAGAGATTGATGTACCCCTTACCTGGAAGTGACTTGCTGTGGAAAGTCGGCTCGGCACTCATCCTGTTTTTGTGCTTCGCAGGATTTTTCTGGATGATGGGTGATCGTCATGGCACGGAGAAATTATCCAAATTCATTGTCGCGCAAGCTACTTCGTCGTCTAAAGTGGTGGCGAAGCAAAATGAAATCAGTCGAAAGACTGAGGTACAGGTCCGAACGGAGGTTAAGGTCGTAAGGGTAAAGGGCGACACCATAATCAAGGAGGTACCGATTTATGTTACACAGATTGATGATTCTCGCTGCATCATCCCTAATGGCTTCGTGCGCCTCCATACCGCCGCCGCCGAAAACACCACTGCCGGACCTCCCACCGAGTCTGACAGAGCCGCTTCCCCCTACACGCTCTCTGAAATCGAAACCGTTGATATCGCCAACCTCACAATTCTGGCAGAATGTAAAGCCAAGTTACGAGGCGTTATCAATTTCTATAATGCAATTAAGGAATTGAGGAAATAACATGGGACAACCTGTCAATGAGTATGGCTCGCCAGTCCGCTTGACTGCTTCTGGTGCGGCAAAGCAAGGAATGGGCGTGCTGTGCGGAATCTTCGTAGCATCAGTCACTGGTGCTACGATTACCATTTACGATGGTCAGTCTGCCTCGGGCACTCTGATCATCGGTACGTTTACCCCAATCGCCGGCACATTCTACCCAATTCCGTTGAATTTCTCCAGTGGCTGTTTCATCGCCATTACCGGCGCTGCTGACCTCACTGCAATGGTGGCCTAAATGCTGAGCAAGTACCCCGCCTCCCATGGAATGATGGGGGCAAATCGCCCCACGCTGTACGCCGATTTCATGTCTGGCTCTCTCATTCTTGGTAGAGGCGGGGTACTTCCTTCATTCACGAATACCACAGTCCGCACCATTACCGATCAGGATTTAGTTGTCCGTCAGGTATTGAGTGGAGAAGCCAGATTTGGGGGATTTCGGAGAGTACGGAACTGGTGCTTTGATTCACAAGATGTCACAAGTGCTTTCTGGACTAAGACTGCGGCTGGGACTGGAAGTGCTCCAGTAGTAACTGCAAATTATACTGCTGCTCCTGATGGAACATTGACTGCTGATCGTGTTCAATTTGACCGTGGGGCAGGTGCTAGCGTTGGTGATGTATCTCTGCTTACAATGGCAAATAACACTCCAACTGCTTTTGGTAATAACTGTGTCAGTGTATGGCTAAAAACCAATGACGGAACAACTAAACAAATTGCATTTAGTATCGCAGGGGCAAATGAAGTAATACTGAATGTGACAGGAATATGGATACGCTACTCTGTATTCTACGCCCCTTCAAACATCTTCAACGGTAGAATTGGACTTCGTGGAAATATCGCCACTTCACAGACTGCTGATTTAGCAGTGTGGGGTGGACAGCATGAAGATACTACCGGCCAATCCAATCAAAACCCCGCTGAATATGTCTCTGTCGGCGTCCTCTCCGCCCCCTACCAAGGTGCAAACGTCGATGGTGTCCAATACTTCCCGTATCTGAACGGGAACACGGTTGCGAGTAATGTGGTGACGGAAGCAAGAGGGGCGAACATTTCCTCCTCCATTCTCGGCGGCTATCTCCCCGAACCTGCTGCGACTCAACTTGTCACTCCACTTGCCTCAGTACGCAATCTTACTGATGCTTCATGGGTAAAGACTAGTTGTACGGCTGCACAAACCGCAGTAGGTGCCGATGGTGTAGCTAATAAAGGTTCGACTATTACTGGCACGGCGATTAACTGGACTTGCTTACAGACCCTTGTCGCTGCCGCCACGTCTCGAACTGTATCTATGTTGGTTCGTCGTCGCACAGGAACAGGTGCTATTTTCTTGCTACAGAATGCAACTGCACTCGACATAACAGCAGCTATTAATTCCACGACTTATACACTTGTACAACTGAATGCTAACGTTCTTAATAGTGCGTTTGGTATTGGTGGATCGGTAAGTGGTGATGCGGTAGATGTAGATTTTGTACAGTTCGAAGCAGGAAATGTAACAGGACTAGTAAATTCGCGCATTCCGGATTCTATCTCAGTTCGCAGCGCCGATGTTCTCACTTACGCCACAACGGGATGGCTGAATGCAGCGGCAGGGACGTTGTATGCGGAGTTTTTCAATTCCACCAACACTGGAGCGAGTGCCATAAGCGCAGTGCTCAGTAATGGGACTGCAAACAACTTTGTACGCACCTATAGAAGTAGCACTGGCGGAACTGCTTTTGCTGATGTCGCCGACGGTGGGGTAACGCAGTCCAACTTGAGTGTTGGTGCGGTTGCCACTGGCGCGCCGCAGAAGATTGTCAGTGTTTATCAAGCCAACGATTTTGCAGGGTTTGTAAACAATACATCACTTGGAACTGATGTGGCGGGAACTATTCCGGCGCTGACGCAGTTAGATATAGGGCACCAGAATGGCGGCGCTTTACTCGGCCACTACGTCCGCAAGGTGGCTTACTACCCCATAAGAATGCTCAGCGGCACTGCACAGGGTTTAACCCTGTAAGTCGGCCCTTTAGGACGCGTTTTAAGCCTTCAAAAATAGGTGGGTAAGGGGTAAGTACCAAGCAAAACGGGCCGGTTTGTTAGACCGGCCCGTTTTGCGTCTGGACTGCCTGATTAGGGCTTTGGCACTTGCACACTGATGGGCATTTGCTCTTCCGGCTTCAACGGCTCCGGATGTGGGTCTGGGAACCCGCCCATATTAACCGGCACAGAGGTATCGTGAGTGATACCGGCCAGTCCAGGCACTGTCATGTCTGGTGCTGGCAGTTCAGCTTCTTTCGGCGGCGCATGTTCATCCAGGAAGTCGCTGATTTCCTTCTTCTTTTCAGCCGGCAGTGGCTCCGAAATGACTTGCGCCGCTTCGTGATGCCGGAACAAATCGCCCAGATGCTTGACTGCTTTTACGAACTTGTCCTCCAGGTCGCGTAGATACTGCTCCGCAGCCCGTTTCAGTACTTCTTCTGCTTCACGAATTTCAGCCGGTGTGGGCGGTAGATCAGCCAGCCGCGCATCATCGATCGTGTACCCTGCCGCGATTTCAGCAGGTGTTCGCGTAACTTTTGCCATGTTGATTCTCCTGTTACACATCAAAGGGAGCACGTATCCCCATAAATACAGGGAAACGCGGTTTGTCTTTCACACCTGTGGGCTGGGATTTGTACTTTACAATCTGCCCCACCATTTCTACTCTTCGCTGCCAGAACCACAGGCAGTCAGCCGCGGTGAAGCCGGTGCCTATGTTGAACTCTACGCCGCTTACGGTGTCTTTCACCCGTAGCGCACCCATGACGCCCATCCCCTGCATATTTTCCTTGTGGGATGAGCGCTCCATGAAGCCAAGCTCATTGATCTTAGCTTCGTTGGCGTTGTGCATCTTTTCGATTACCTCGATGATGGTCGCCTCAGCGTCGGTAAACCGCTTGACTTTCAGCAGCCACGCTTGTGATTGAGTACTCCGACCATACTTGTAGCCGGAGTCAGGAGTACGCAGCATGACTCCTTCGTACCCTTGCGCCAGCATCGCTTCTTCGATAGCATTGAGTTGATCCATATTCTCGATCAACACTTGCGGCACCACCGACAGGAACGGGGTACGCACTCGGTCATGTGCCTCATGCACCCGCGCCAATCGTTCGGTAAACGGCAGGTCTGGGGCGATGTAATCAAACACATGAAAGAATGCGTGCGGCTCGCCGTCGAATGAGGACAGTGCCGCACTGGTCACACGGAAAGCATCTTGCGCGTTTGACGCACCCAGGATGAACTCACCATCTAGGTTGTTGCAGTCGATCCGCGACCAGTGTTCCTGAATGAAGCGGTTCGCCACTGGCTTCAGGCTGCGTGTCATGAGTTTTCCATCTCGGATCATGGCACGCACGCCGTCAAGCTTCGGGCTGGCGTACATCGGGAACTGTGCAGGGAGCAGATTGTAATCCGCTGGCGCGGCCAGCATGGGTCGAAAGACTGGTGACATGATTATCCTTGGTTGGTGTAGCTGCCAGTAGGCGCGGCCCCGCCGCCCAAATCAGCCTGTTTTGACGCGTCAGAACCTATCTTAGAGGCATCAGAAAGGGCGGCAAAGTACCCTGCGCCATGCGCCCCCGCACAGCCGGTCAGAGAGTGCTCATGCAGGGCTTGATTAATGTTTTCACACTGGAATTCCTTCCGGCAAACCGCGCACTTGTAGACTTGATGGGGCAACCCAAGTCCGATGAGGTAGCCCTCGATAGTCCAGCCGACTGGCAACTGCTCATTTCCTGTGTACACCACTTCTGGCGACTTGCCAATCTTAAAGTCCTTGTTGAGTTCCTGGTATTTCTCGAGGAAATGCGCCGCCTTTTGTAGATCGCGCAGCCCATCTTTCTTGTTCCACCGCATGACGTACCGCAGTATCTGCGCTTGGAAGTAGTCAAGCTTGAACATCTCAACGATGTCCCAGTGCTGCAATTTCTGGCCTTGATAGTGGGAGCCGCCCACCTGCCGGTCATTCGCTGCCATTTTCAACCCTCCGTGCTCGCCATTGCAGGGCCGCTTCTTTCCAGTCGCATTCCGGCATGGCATCAAGAATTTCTACGTTGTCTGCACCGGTGGCTTTCCGTGTCGTGTACCATAGAGCCATCGGCCACGCCACCTGCATCAGGAATTTGTTTTCTTCGTACGGCAGGTGTTCGCTGTCGAAAGGCGTTTCGCAGAAATTACGCATTTCCATCAGCACTTTTTCCGCCATGCGCCCCTTTTCAATCAGCGGAATCTTACAGGGCTGCACCATGCCGGACTTGTAGTAGTCCACACAGATGGGGTGATCGAGCAGCTTTTTCACTTGCTCGTTTTCAGTGTACACGTGGAAGTTGTTGGAGAACTGATTGTACACGCCTTGCTCTAGCCCGAGGCTTTCGGCTAGAAACTGCTGCAAGAAGCTGAAGTGTACGGCGTTCGCCCCATACGCGCCCCAGACAGCATCATTGCTCCGGTTGCACACCGTCATGTCGAGGCTTTGGTTCCTTACCTCGAAGTAGACGTGGGTGTTGCAGGGGAGGTCTTTTGCGGTCGTGTTACCAAGGTCAAGGCTGCAATCCCACATCTGCAACACAGCGCGGCGGGAGTTGGGGTCGCGGGTGAGTTCCTGCGCGATGGCGTACAGTTGATTCTGCCACAGGAACCATCGCTTGCCGTAAGCTCCGTGGAAGTACCCCGCTGGCTCGGCGTAGTTCTTCATGTTGGAGTTGAAAATCTCGAGGAACTCCAAGTCGTTGCGCCCCGCCAGCATCCAGATGCTCTCCATCAAGTGGAAGAACGGGTTGGCGTCTCGTTCATGCAGCCACAGGATGCGCTCTTCTGGGCGTTTGTAGTGAGTAATCACTGGTCCAGGAGACCGCAGCACAGGGCCATTGCGTGAGTCGCTTTTGATGCCAGAAGTCTTCAGCCACCAAAGTCCGTCGCACAGGGCGTGGTTGACATTGCGTGCGACAATAGTGTGGGGAATCACTTTTCTTCCTCCTTTACGATTTTCAGGCCATACGTCATCGCATATCGCTCTAACGCATAGTAGTTGGGAAACGTCTCTATGTACCACCCTGTTGGATCAGCATATGGCGTGATCAAGCCAGTGTATGCAGGACTCCCAGCCTGTTTCTGCGGGAATATCTCACCCTGGATATCTATTTTTGGCTCGTCCGCCATTTTTAATCCTCATGTACTTGCTGAACTCACAGAAACAGTTTTGGAAATCTTGCATGTGGATGTCTTGTAGGTAAGGCGGGAGTAATGGAACCACTTCCTCCCACACTTCGGCGATACAGTACCGAAACCCTTTCTCAGTCCATGGACTTTCAGGTGGCCGCCCCATGTAGTAGTTTAACCCCTTTCTACTTCCAGGGCCACTAGCGCACCACTCACTCCAGTCAAGCGCATTGGAGAGAGGACAGTCGGTGTTTTTCAGATCAGCCACCACCTGCGCCGCGAGGAAAGAGCCAAGCCCCTTGGTTCGCATCAACCATTGGTGCATCTCTTCACAGGTGTTCCACGGCGGCGGGTCGTAATTCAGTCTGACATACACCGCGTTGGCGACATTCACCACGTACTCTTCTTTCGCCATTTTCACGCCACACGTGGTGATCATGTAGGCGTTACCCCACACGAGTTCGCCACGCAGAGCACGCGCACGGATCAGTGTTTCAATTCGTGCTGGCTGCCAGACATCTGGGTAGCCGATTTCAGCGAGTGTTTCGGGGCGGTTAATGAATCGCGCCAGCACGAGTGCAGGGATAAAACTTTCTGTGCCGAACTTGCCATCGCGCCAGTTATGGGCGATCCATTCAGTTACCTTGTCGTCTTCTCGCCGTACGTTCGTGAAACGGGTGGTGCGTAAGACTTCGTCCTCAGTCCACGGCTTGGGCCAGCCAGCTTCTTTCTTTTCACGTATTAGATCACGCTCAGTGATCCAGTACACCAACTCCCGAGTTAGATTTCCCGTGCTCATATGCGAGTTTCCATTGTATGCGTACATCGGTTCGTGTGCCGCCGCCCCATGCAGTTTTCGTTTCCTTCTGCACAACGGTGACGAAGTTGGGGTGAAGTGCCTTCAGCGAGTGTGCCGCCTGCGCCTGATACTCAGGAGTACGTATGCCAGAACATCCTCCGACTGCGCCACTGCCGAACTGATTGTTGGCATACTCATTGAGTACGACGTTGGGGTAGCCGAGTTCAAGCAGGGAGAGGGCAACGTGGAAGTCGCACATGACGTCGGTGTCAAACTTGATGCCATGCTTTTTGATGACACTTCGGTCATAGGCCAGCACCCGCATGATGCGAGTGTTCCGCATGAATTTGTCGGTGTTGCGATTGGCACCTTCGCGGGCCGCAATTCCGACGTGCGGAGCGTAGTCAAGGTTCAAGCTGATTTCTTCCATCATGAACCTTAGTTCTTCTGGCTCGATGTCACGAAGCTTGGTGCGGTCCATTTCACGCCGCTTAAAGAACACCAAGTCATCATCGAGCATCACAATGTGTTCGTCATTGCCCACATTGTCAATAATGTAGTCACGGGTGGCGCCGATTGTGCGTATGTGATCAGGTAGAATGTGGACGTTCTTGAACCCACGTTCCACAGTGTACTGCTCACACTCATGCATCTGCACCACAGTAATGAAGTCGAGACCCGCTCGGGCCAGGTGCTTCGCAGTCTCCTGCTTATGCACCCGCCCGAGCGTCGGGATAACAATATCCATGGTCTCTAGAGCCTACTTCAGCTCGTCGTTCTTGCCACCGGCCTTGGCAGCGGGAGCCGCCTTTTCTTCTTTCGACTTCGGCGGCGCCTTTTCCTTCACCGGCACCAGCTTCGGCTCGTAGCCTTCGATCTTGATGAAGGCGTGGCTGGCGTCGTACACGAGACCTGGAGTGGTGATGCCGGCGGCAATCGCTTCGCCCACGGTCATCTGGTCTTTGTAGTAGCCCCATTCCTTCGCGGCGCGCGAGCCAGGACGCTTCGGGTTTTCGGTCTTCAGCACGGTGATCTTGGCGTTCAGATCAACGCCCTTCGGTCCGCGTGCAGCGGCGGGTTTCGCGTCGGCCTTGGGTGCTTCGGTCTTGGCGGGTGCAGCAGTTGCGATCGGGCCCTTCGTTACAACTTTCGGTTCGGCTTTAGCCATGATACTCTTCTCCATTACAGGTTACTGATGACTCCCCATCAGCTAGGGTACAACATAAAACTCATTATGCCACAGTCTTACCAGAGCGCAAGGCTTTTATTGCGTCGGATAAATTTTGCGAAAGCGCGTCCTTCTGAACTGTACGGGCAAATACGACTTCATCAATGGTGCCCTTGACCATGAAATAGTGGGATATGACACGGTCAGCGGTATTCCCCTGTCGTCGTACACGCATGATCCCTTGTAAATGATCGTCAGCCTTCCAAGTCTGGGTGTACCACCCCACGTGAGAACAGGCTTTCTGCAGATTAAGGGATTTGCTAGAACTCGCAGCCTGCGCTGGCAAGAGCTTAATTTCACCACGGTTGAACGCCGCAATAATTTCAGCATCTTTTGCATCCTTTCCAGTGAATGGGCGTGCCGTGGGGAACCGCCCCATTATCATCTCTAGCTCAAAATTGAACTCATAGAATAGCAGCAACGGTTCGCCATTGAGTTCATCAAGAAGTTCCTCCACCGCATCCAGCTTGGCGGTGTGAAGCACCTTATAGTCACGCTTACCTAGGACATCAGTGCTGTACAGCGCCCCGCCGCAGATTTGTCGGCACTTACCGCTGGCGACAGCTTCGTTCGCCGCAGTGATTTCACCGCTTTCTAGTAGGGCAATGAGGGAATCTTCCATTGCTTTGTAGACTGATGCAGCTTCAGGTGGTAGGTCAACAAAGCGTTTATCAACAACAAGTTCAGGTAGATCGAGATAATCCTTAGCTTCCATCCGTAAAACAAGGGGAGCGATACGCTCAGTAATACGCTCCAGCGCCCCATTCTGCGGAGTCCACGTATAGCCGCCAAAGCCAGACGGATAGAAATAGTTATTCCGATAGTGCGTAATATATTGACCAAGAGCTGCTCCTTGATCTAGTATGTAGATTTGCCCGAACAAATCCATCAACCCGTTGGGGCTGATGGTGCCGGTGAGGATGTAGCGGCGCTTGAACTTCCCAAGCACTTGCTTGAGAATCTTCATGCGTATGGAATCATGCGCCTTAAAGTCGGTGGATTCGTCCACCACAAGCATATCGACGCCGAGTTGCTTAAAGCGGTCTAGGTTGATTACTACTTTCTTTCCCACTTTTTGCGAACTGAAAAGCCAAGGCAAGCCAGCAGGGTTGATAAGAAAAACGTCAGCGTCATCGCCAAGAGCCTGCTCTTTGTCCGGACCATGAAGAATTGACCATCGTAGATGACTGAAGTCCCGCCACTTTTCGATTTCGCCGTTATCACCTCCCCAAGAGTTGTAGATGCCTTTTTTCGTGGAGATAACAAGTACCCTGTTGACATAGCCTTTGTCCTTAAGAATTTTGAATGCTGCGAGGGTGATGCTGGTCTTGCCGAGGCCTGGATCAAGCAATAGGCCAGCGCAGGCTTGCGAGATCATCAACTTCACGCCCGTTTTCATGTAGGGACGTGGCTTCCAATATGGCAATAGCTGACTTAGCGGAGTCAACGTAGTAGACATGATGTCCTTTTCGTAGTAATGTTCTAACCCTAGACCACTGGAGCGGTTCAGGCTCTTCACCCTGCCGCTTAAACTCCACCCATACTGTAACACCATTCGCAAAGATAAACAACCTGTCGGGCCAGCCCCTATTCCCTATCAGATTCAACTTAAGATGTGGTATGTCATGCAGATCGGCCCACTTACAGGCTTCTTGCTCTTCAAGTGTTTCAGCACGCATAATTGGCCTATACCTACCCCTTACCCACCCATTTTTGAAGGCTCAAAACGCGTCCTAGCAAGCCGAATTAGCCGCTAAACTGGCAAGGGCCACCCTTTGTCTTGCTAAAACTGCACCACCGACAATAATAGCCTGGACGCGGAGGCCAAAACGTATCTTCCATCATTTGCTCGCGGCGTTTCTGCCACTTAATGATCTGATTCTTTACGGCAGTGTCGTGCATCGTTAATTTGTCGGGCGGCGCTGTTCCGTCAAGATAATAGGTGGTCGCGGTGACTTTTGGCAAGCCGAACTGACGATGACCAGCGAGGGCGTAGATTTCACGCTGCCCCGCGTGCTCGTCCTTCGGTTTGCCGGTTTTCCACTCACCAATCTCAACCTCGGTGGGGTGCAGGATGTACGCATCGAATACGACCACGTAAGCGGCGGTCGCAGACTTAGGCGCAGTAGGATACCATTTGTCATCGAAATAATACTTGGCTTCAGTCCCCACCACAGCCGCATTGCGAAAACGTTCAAGTACATCATTGTGATACTTAGCAACGGGCGTATCAACCTGCTTCTTGATATACTGCTCTGTCTGGTCATGGATTATACTCCCTCGCTCAGCGGCTGGCCCTGCCGGATCGGTTGCCAACTTGTCAATGTACTTGTGCGACCACCGACGTGGGCACTCCGAATAGTTGCTCCACTGACTAAATGATAGTATCACGAAAGCTCCTAAAGAATGAGTTATGGGTGCAGATGTTACGGACTATCTCTTCTTTGTGGGCAAGAATCGTGGCGGTCACTATTTCTTCTAGTGACATATTGTGATACTTCGCCATGATTTCCTGCCCCGTAATGATCTTCTGCTCGGGCACCCATATCTTCATGAGCGATTCGGCGCGCACAATCGCCGGTGCCGTAGCAGTGGCGAAAATGCCAGCTAGAAACCCGCGCCTATCCATTTTTGGCCTCGTCATTGATCAGCCACAGCACATCTTTCTTGCACTTGGCGCATACAGAGATGTTGTGCATACAAGATTGATCGCTGCGGCCAGTCCAGTGCAGCCCCAAGAAGCACATAATTTTGAATAGGCGTTTCATTCCATCTCCTCTAGGTCGTGCCAGTTGGGGCCGACGAAGCCATCGCTGAGAAATGGTACGTCAAAGCGCGGGGCATTCATGTGCTGGCGCAGAACAGCCATTTCTACTTCATAGTCCTCGGCCGGTGCGCTGATATTTATTTCGTCATGCACTAGCGCGAGCATAGATGTGTCGGGTGCCTTTTCTTTATACCAGTCGATAGTACTTTGTTTAGTCTGGTCTGCAGCAGAGCCTTGGATAAGATAATTAAGGAGCTTGTATGAGAAGTCAACCATTCGGCCCTTAATTTCACGGTCAGGCTCCTTGTAGTAAATCCGACCGCCCCATGTTCTGATGAAACCACCTTGACGTCCACGCCTTTGGGTGTCTTGTGCCAATTCCTTAAATTCAGGCATCGCACCAAAGTAAATCTGTTTGAGGCGCGCGCCTTCTTCTTTAGTTGCAAGGCGCAGCTTGTCAGTAATCGCCTGCGCTCCACCACCGTAGAGAATTTGAAAGCCCGTTTCTTTGATATGCTTACGGGGAAGGTCGTTACCCGTAAGATCGGCAACCACTTGACGGACGAAGTCATGAGGATCAGTAGTTGGGTCTTTGTTGAACGCATCATGGAGTTGTCCTTCGGCAAAGTGGGCGGCAATCCGCATTTCCTGCGCCTTAAAGTCACGCTTGAGCCAGACGTGACCCTCTTCTGGTAGCAGGTATTCGCGCATATACGGAAGAGCCGGCCACCCATCAGGCTGCCACTGGGACTCGGTCATCACGTTTGTGAAGTTGGGTTCCATGGATGATAGTCTGCCTGTCCGCGCCCCCGCAAGGTCGCGGGTTGACTTATCACCACGAACTTGGTTCCACTGCGTGTGTACCCTTCCATCAGCTCTTGCATATTCAAGCCACGGCCCCATGAATGTACCGAGGGCAGTGTTGAGTGCAGAACGGTAATTGAGCTTCGTGAGGAATTCTTGGTCCTGGATGACTTGTAGCAGATTCTTACGCGCCACAGATCTCTTGCCCGTAGGAGTCTTGATCCATTCTTCTGGCTTGACCATTCCTAAAGCTTCCATGGCGTCGGCCAGTTCGGCATCTTTATCCATGTCAAACTCTCTGCCAAGCCGCCGGAAAAACCAACGGTCAACCTTAGCAGCAAGATCAGTATATTTTTCATAGTCTGGCCCTAGCCGTTCAACGTCAACGCGGATACCCTTTCGGCTTGATTCGATCAATATCGGCATCAAGTGCTGCTCGCGCCGGTACGCCTCAAGCATACCATTGTCGAGTATCTGCTTGTGCAGGTAGTCGTGGAGAGCCTTGGTGCGGTCGGTATCGCCACAGGCGTAGCACCCAACCAGATCGCCAGGAGCAAGGGCGATGTAGGCACCGAAGTTCTTTTCAGTTGCTCCGGTTACGTGACTGAGAATCCAATGCTTGAGCTCGTCTTGCTCATCTGGCGCTAGTCCTAATATGCGCTCGGCGCTCGGCTTTAGCGCCATGCTCGCGGCGTAGGGGTCGGTAAGGAATATGGAAAACTGCGTGTCATAAATCCGCAGCGGGTCGCGGAACTTAAAGCCGTGAAACTTGGCCGCTATGCTGAGGTCAAAGCTGGCATTGTGAAACAGCAACTCATGCGAGCTCGCCCAACATTTCTTGAGCGCCTTTACCGCTTCGACTTCGGTGCAGTTGTTACCGGATGGGTGACCCCACGCATAGTATCTGGAAGGCTCATCATCGTACTTGATTGATACTCCGACTGGAGTAGGTGGGTTGACAATAGGATTGCCAACGATGGCGTGTGTTTCATAGTCTACTGTGATCATGTCTTGACCCTATAAAGTGAGCATCCGAGGGAGGCAGCGATTTGGCCGCTGCCGTGACCAAAATGCCTCCCTCTTCCGCTCTAGTTCACTTCGAAACTACGTTAGTACTTCTTCTTCCCCGAAGACTGGGGTGCTTCTTGCTGCTCGGTCCAGGGTTCAAACGGGGCCGTGGCGAGGACGTTGGCCTCGTCACGGCGTGCTTGAATTGCCCTGATTACATCTTTGCTCGGAATTGCGCCGACGCCGTCGAAAGTCACACGGTACTGGCTGCGCGGATCAGGCACCACGCCGAGCTTCGTTACAACTGCGTAGAAAGGAAGGTTGGTGCTCGCCGCCAGCTTGTTGATGTATGTGGCCCAGTTCGCAACGGACATAACCGGAATATCCAGCGATGCCATTTCGGCTTTTGCCACATCTTCGGCGCTGTTGATCGCATCGCGTGGGATAACCACGATGCGGCGCTTTTCCTTGCACGCTTTTCCCTTGCCGCCGTTGGGGTCGGACTTCCACTGCCCCATCGCGCAAGTAGCGCAGTTCCCCTCCTCGCCCGTATTTTCGGGTCTGTTGCCGGTAGTCACCGCATGAGCTTCCATGTGCGGCTGCACGAGTACACCTTTCTCGTTCGGCTCAGCCAGCCCTACGGCGAAGCACTTCGGTGGCCGTGGGTTGTCGGCATTGAACCGGTCAATGTAGAAGGTGTTGATGTATGCGGCTGATACCACCACCACATCCATCTGGTTGTCTGGCATATTGTTGCCTTCGTATGCCAGAATGCCGCCGCGAATACTGAGCTTGGAAGTCTGCGGCCTTTCGGTCGCAGCTTCAGCTTTTGCGGATGCTGCGAGTTCACGTTGGAACTCTGGATCGAACGCTGCGAGCCCTCCGGCTGCTAGGGGTGCTAGTGCGGTACTAGCCGCAGGTTCTGACGCCTCTGATGTGGTCTTAGAGGCCTGCGCTGCGGTCTTTGGTTGTGCCTTTGCCATGTTATAAGCCTTTACGAGAGAGTTTAGTGATGGGGAACTTAATAACGCCTGGAACGTCCACCCCATTTTCCCATCGAGCTTGAACTGCTGCCTTGCCAAGCCGATTTTCTAACAGGTCGAACTCACCAGTTTTCTGTATGTAATCACGTAGATCACTCCAGTTTTGAATGGTGGGTGTGAACTCCTCTTTCAAGGTGAACACCGCACCACTGTATCCGGCTGCTGACAAGCCAGCCTTTTGCATCGCCTCCATGAGCCTTGCCTTCAGCCCCTTGGCAATGTCTTCCTGCTCCTTAGCCGCTTTGTTCATGGCAAGCCGCTTTTGATCTGCTCGGTCAAAAGATTCGGCAAGTTTCGCAAGGGCTACTGCACTGTCATCTGACACGTATGCTCCTTCAGCAGTAAATCGTTGATGCTGCTCAAGATAGGGTGACCATCGAAGTACGTCACTAGGTCTGGCCCCGCCGTTTCTCCACGTGCCCCGACAACCTTTACTTCCATGAAATCAATTGGCTGTAAGTGCATCGGGTCGTAGAAATACTTCACACGAAATTGCAGTCCTTCGTGCGTGACTGTCTTTTCAAACATTCGTATCTCCTTGGGTACTGCACAACCCATTATACCACGTTCACAGCCAGACCATGCCGACTGCAATGGGGTCGAAGTCATAATCTTGGAAGTTCCCTCCGGGTTGCTCCAGAATAATGAGGTCTCCGACTTGCGCGGGGAGAGTTTTCACGAGCAGCACGCCGGATGCGGTGGAGACTTGATCACCCACCTGCACTAGCACGCGCGGAAGCTTGCTCGACTGATAGTAGAGTTGCATCTTTAGTACCTCCGATGTAAGAAAGGAAGAATGTAAACATTACCGGCGAAACGCCGACAATGGCCGTGATAAACCCGAGTTGAGTGGCACTAGGGTCAGCAAGCCCCATGAACCAGAATGCTGCCTTGGCGACGAGCAGGGCGTACCCAAGGATTAAGATGTGGGCCGTGAGCTTCAGCTCAGTGAACTGCGCTAGGCGATCAGAGAAGTGGATGCTCATGCTTGCTTCGCCTTGTCGTATTCAGCGAGGGCAGAAAACAGTTCTTGCTCGTTTGCTTCGGTGGTACTTTTCCTGAATGCTTGTGCCGCCGCGATCACCCGCTGAGAGCGTTCGTGTTGTGCAGATTTGACAAGTTTTGTACCAACATCGAGCGTGACATAAGGCGCGGTTTGCACAATCACTAGCCATTCGCCACAGCCAAGCATGCCATTAGGAACATTGTTGTTGACGACAGTAACTACGGCGTTACGAGAGGCTATTTGCTGCCGCCTTTGCTCAGCAAGCGATTGCCCTAACTGATCTAGCTCCGCACTTACCTTGCCCGTAGAGAAGTATGTTTCTATGTCTGATTTCAGCCCTTCCCAATCAACCATGATTGTTCTCCTTCTGGCTGGCTGTGATCCAAAAATCTTTCCCGCGCATTGGTTTATCTGGTGCTAGCCGGATTGCGCGGTCTGCGGCGATGACAGCGCGTGCAAAACTAATTGCGCTGAATCTCATGCCTAATAGCGTATCTGCAAGATGCAGTATTTCCTCCTCCGACAACTCCCGCGCCTGTGGTGCTGTCACTTGTTGTTGGCGAAGTTTGGCGTTTTCCTTGAATAGCAACTCATAAGCCTCCTCAATAGACTCAATCTCATCAGCGGCTAGATCACAAAGCGGGACGCCTGATTGCGCCATGCTGCGAAGATCATCTATATAAATGCTCATTTAGCACCTCGCGCAATCTGGCCCATCTTGCAGCCCGTGAATTGGACAGTCGTAGCGTTCTACTTCTTCTGCTGGATTAAGAAGGGCGTTTAGTTGGTGAATTGCCGCCCTTACCCCGTCGTCAAACCTGTCGTTATATTTCTTCTCCCATTCGCAATCCGGTAAGCGCAGATCAATAATTTTTAGTCTGCATTCTTCGATTACTGTTGCGCGATCCAACTGTGCTTGCTGGTCTGCTTGTCGAAGGATGGCGTTAGCGATGTTCTGTAATTCAGATGCAAGCATCACCACTCTCGCGGCTTGGGATTGTCTCGCGGCTTGCCAACCTGCCCATGCGTCATTAATCGACGGAAGCACATACTCGTCGGTCGTTGAATTTTTGCGTGTCAGGTGCGGATTGTTTCCGCAATGAACTTCCTCAAACTGTTCGCGCTCGCTCATTTCGTTTTCCTTTGTCATGTCGGTATCTCGCTCTGTTGGAGCGCCTTCACCAGCGCCATGCACTCGGACACATTGAACTTGCCGATGTGCTTGCTGGTCTGCTTGTGCGCGAAGGGCGGCAATAGACTCGGTAGCAAGCCTAATTAAGGTGCTATCTAACGGACCTTGGCTCCCCGTCATTTCTTTCCATGCCTGAATCCAATCTTCCCATTCGGCAATCAGCGTTTCCAGTGTGTTCATGGCTTTTCCTTTGCGGCTGCGCGGATTACTGTTTTACAGATATTTATTCCGCGATTTATATAACGCTCAATAAGAGTTTCGCTTTTTGAGAATTGCTGGTCGCAAATCACCGCACATTCCTCGTAATGCTTGGCACGCAGCCCCGCTATCTCCGCATCCCTGGCGGCGAGTTCGTTTGATACCTCATAAATCAATTGGCAATAGGAACTGAATTTGGGGGTTTCAATCAAGATTTCGGCCAGCCGATCAAGGCGTTTGATTAAGTCGCTCATTGCTTCGCCTTGTCGTATCCACCAACCGAAAGCGTAAATCGGTTGATTGCGGCGTCTAAGTTGCCGACATCACAGATTGCCCCCGCTTTACCTGACAACACTCGACAGGCGGCATTTGCGGCATTTGCTAACGTCAATGCGTCATCCCGCAAATTCTCTGCCGCCTTGATCATCCGCTGATCCCGTTCGTGTCTCTCGTCAAGTAACTTGATCGTTTCATCACGGCATGAGATTCCATCCGTGTTTTCATCAGGCATATAGAACCGATTGCCAGCGTCATCAGTAGCCCACATTTCCAGACGTTCGCGCAGCCGGAGCAACTCGGCCTGATCCTTTTCGTGGGCGGCCATATAGCCAGCAATCCAAAAATCTTCGTTGGAACTACATCCCGCCCCCGGATCAGCATCGCTCATAAGCCATGCGTCGTATTTCGCTTTCAGCCCTTCCCAATCAACCTTATCCATTGCTAGGCTCCTGTGCGGCTGCGATCACATAGTTGCGTAGTGCGGCCAAGTAACCCTCGCCAAAATAATCGAAGTTGTTTTCAACTGGCCTAGCATTATCCTTTTTCAACTTGCCCCATTCGTCCGCGATTTCATCGGGAATGCGAATGCCTTTTGGGAGTGGCTTAAGCACCATCCCTGCCGCTGGCCGGATTGCGCGGAGTTCTTGAAGTTCGGCTTGGATGCTTGCACAATTTTCTACCGAACAACAGGGGATAAACTCCCGCGCCTGTGGTGCTGTCACTTGTTGTTGGCGAAGGGCAGCAAGAACGGCGGTAAATTCATCAACGTCCGATTGCCATAGCGTATTAATTGGATCGTCGCCATCGTCGGTTATATT